GTACCATCGAACACTACCTCGCTACCGTTGCAGATGCTTTGCTTAACTGTCATGCCTGTAGTATAGCAGAGTCTGAGCTAACCGCAAGAGAAAAGATGCATTTTTAACAACTTTTTTTTTCAATTAAAAGCTTGACAAACCCCACCCCATTTCTGAGAAAAACCAAAGGGGTTTGTGTGTTAATCACGGGGGGGGAGTCCATTATCAGTTTATCAACGGAGAAGCCCCCACCTATTTCTCTGGCCGCTGCGAACGGGGCATGAGTTGTATTTATTGTTTAAAAAAAATAGAGCACATGTATAATAATGGAATGGACGCTATAACTAAGTATGTTCCACTGGCAGCGGGGATCATGTATACGGTTGTCGGGGTGGCGTATTTTATGAAGCGGGACATTGGTTGGGGTATTATTTGGGTATCTTATGCTACGGCAAATTTTGGTCTTATGGTAGTTGGTAATCAGTAAAACGGTGTAAATTAAACAAATGAGTTTATCGTATAGTAATTTGCCTGTATATATTGGTGCTGCTGGCATTGGGAGTATTCCTCAAGAGACTAGTGCTTATGTTCCTGCTACACAGGCCACTGTAAATTACAATACAAATCATACCCCCCAAAGAAAACTTGGAAGCACAATAGATTCTTCTAATCAGTATGGCTTTGCAGGTGCTTTAACGGCAGACATTAATGTTAATTGTATTCTTCAGGATGGAATGCATTCTGGGTTTGATTTTTTAAAAGCCGCCAATCAAGAAGATTTTGTTACAATTAGTATTGGCACTGGGAATTATTTTAATAAGTGCTACGCGACAGATGTCACTGTAAATATTTCCCCGTATGCCCCCGTTACTTTGAACACAAGGTTTGTTTCTCTTGATCCCCCTACCCAAACGCAAATTAGTGGCGATCCTAGTCCTTATTCTGGAATGGATATACCTTTTACTGGTGATGACGTTGCTTATGGTCATACCTGTTCCGTATCAGATGCGGGAAATCTTTTAAATGATGTCCAATCCGATATAAGCTTTAGTAGAAAATATGCCAGAACGCCCGTTTTTGAAATTGGCTCTGTAAATGCTAGCACAATGCTCTTAGACGGTATAGATGAAGAATTGAGAATTAGTTCTACTGGTTTAAATACTTTAATTAACTTTAGTGGTGAAGAGTTGACTGGCTTAGTGCGAATCTCGATACAAGGCGCGGGTGTAGGAATGAGTGACCCTATTGTTCATTTAATAAGCTTTGAGTCGGGTGCTAGAGTTTTATCTGAGGATTACTCTATTGAGGGGGGCAACACCTTGGCAACAACCACAACAATAAAACAAACTATTCTCTAATTTTAGTGTAACTATACTTATATAGTATGGCACTTAAAAAATTGTCTAATATACAGTTGGAGCCGCACTTTCATCACTCCATTAAGTTTAAAAAGAGGGACTTTAAGTTCACGACTCGTCAGCGGCGTTTTTTGGCGACACTTCTCGACCCAGAAGTAAAAATCTTGTTTGTATCGGGTCCAGCAGGATCAAGCAAGACATACATGTCTCTTTACGGGTCTTTGCGCCTTATGGCAGAAGACCCCGAAAAAGAATTATTGTATGTGAGGAGTATTGCAGAAAGTGCGGATAAAGGTTTGGGTAGTCTACCAGGAGATATGACGGAAAAGTTTAATCCTTTTCTGATGCCCCTATACGACAAGCTTGAAGAAATTGTTTTTGAAGGTGACACGGCCTTCTTGAAGCAAAAGGGTAGAATATCTGCGGTCCCTATAAATTTTTTAAGAGGGGCGCACTGGAACAACAAGTTGATTGTTGCAGACGAGGCTCAAAACTTTACTTTTAAGGAATTAACGACTCTTGTTACTCGCTTAGGGGAGGGGAGTAAGTTAATTATTTGTGGGGACTTCATGCAGAGTGATATCAATGGGAGAACTGGCTTCAAAGAGATGTTTGGTTTGTTTTCTGACGAAGACTCTGTTCAAAACGGCATTCACTCCTTTAGTTTTAATAGAACTGACATTGTTCGTAGTAAAATTTTAAAATTTATCATATCGAAATTAGAAACACATAAAAAAGTGTAATACTATATGTATAAGCAAGAATAAACGTCAACGCGACAGCGGCGAACAGCTTTTACATATATACGACTAATAACTTGTTTGGTTTAGAAAAATTACATTTTTAATATATAAATATATAGTATGGCTCATTTATTTTGTCACAGTTGTGGAACCAAACTTTCTTACGCTCATGCGAAGCCTAATTTTTGTGGGAAATGTGGGCAGCAGCTCAACGCTTCTGCTTCCACAAACACCTCCGCAGGAATGCCAACGTTGGAGAAGTCAGTAGAACTATCTGCTGACGAGACAGACGCTTCATATGTCCCTCAAATTCAAAGCTTTCAAATTGAAGTTGAGCACGACCAGAGCAACTCTATGACTTTAGGTTCATTAATGGGAGAGCCAGCTCCTTCAGAAAACAGAAGGGTTAATAAATCTCGTTCTATTAATGAATTTCTTGATGAGAAGAAAAAAGAAAGGTGAATACACATACGAGGATTTTTCCGATATAATTGACGCGGCCATAAAAAGGCAACAGTTTAAATGGAGACTAAAGGCGGTTAAGTGGTTTGACTTCGAAGATGTAGAACAAGTTATAAAACTACATATAGCCAAGAAGTGGCATATGTGGGATCAAGAACGCCCCCTTGAGCCGTGGATAGGACGAATTATATCTAATCAAATTCGCAACCTAGTTCGCAATCACTACGGCAACTATATTAAGCCTTGCTCAAGTTGCAAGTTTGCAAGAGGAGATGATTGTTCAGCGACATTAAGTAAAAAACAGGATTCCAGTTGCAGTATTTATGCTAAGTGGGAAAAGTCTAAAAAAACAGGCTTAGAATTAAAAATCCCTCTTTCTACAGAAGATTTTGTTAAAGAGGTCAGGGGTAGGGAATATACAGATTTTGATTTTGATGGTTCTCTTGCAAAGCTGGATGTGCAAATGAAGATAAAGCTAACTCCAAATCATTACATAGCATATCGGATGTTATACTTTGAGGAGAAGACGGAAGAGGACGTAGCTCGCTTTATGGGTTACAAGATATCTCCTCAAAAAAAGAAGCTGGGATACCGCCAAGTGAAGAATTTAAAAAAGAAGTTCCTAGAAACGGCGATGGAAATCCTTGAACAACAAGATATTATAGGAAATGGAACTGACTGAAGAACAGAGGCGGTTTTTGAGGGAAAACGCTTCCAAAGTTCCTAATCTCATTGATTTAACGAAACAATGTTTTAAGGACAACTCTTTGGACGGAAGATCCAAGGAGGGGAGGGCTGTTAGAAAGTTTTTAGTAGAAAACTCTATTGATTTCAGAACTACAAGTCGCCCTCCAGCAGAAATCATTGAATTTACCGATGAACAGTGTGAATTCATCATTCAGCAAGCTGAAACAGGTCTTTCTTCTTTGGAGATTGCTAAAATTGTATTTCCTTCTCGCAACGTTAAGCCTTTAAGCGCTGAACAAAGAGCTGTCTTAGCTAAAATCAGAGAAGTTAACCCAGACATTCTTCCCTCACAAGACAGCGGAGCGTTAAATTCATATCTTTCGCCAAAGTCTCCGTCCCGAATCATCAAGAAAATTAATGATGCAACGGGATTAGGTTTAGAAGAGTCTCGCCTTAATAGGCAAAAGCAAGTTTGCGTGGAAAAGTTGGGGGTTAATCTTTCAAACTCAAGATTTCTTAAGATTATTAATAATTATCTTAATGAAGAAGACAGGGTGTTGTTTGAGCATGAATTTATACGTTTAACATGGGATAAGCCCGATCTAACAGCAGATGAAATTAATTTGTATTTAAACGTATGTAAAGAAGTCATTAATTTGGAGGTAATTAGTGCTCACCTAAACAAATTGAACAATATGTTCGATGAGGCTGACGAACAACAAGAAATGTCTATTCGTTTGGCAGAAATCATCAAAGCTAAGAGTTCTGAGTATCATCAATGCGAAACTCGCATCGAGAACCTCACTAAGAAGCTTCAAGGTGATCGGGGGGAGAGGATGAAGAAGATGCAGAAAGAGAATGCTTCGTTTCTTTCTATTGTTCAGCTTTTTCAAGAAGAAGAAGAAAGAAAAACAATGATTAGAATAGCAGAGATGCAAAAAGAGGCTGTTAAGAGAGAGGCAGAGAGATTAGAGGGAATGGCAGAGTGGAAAGCAAGAGTTTTAGGAATTGGTCAACAAGATGTCTTATGATTGCAAAGAGTGTGGCGAGTCTTTTGATTCATTAAGAAGTCTCCATGCACACATAAAGAAACATGGTAAGTTCCTTGGGGATTACTATGTAGAGAATTATGCAAGAAAGGACAAACTCACTGGAGAACTGATCCCGTTCAAAAAATACGATCAGTATTTCGCTACTGACTTCCTCAATAAAAGAAATATGAAAAAATGGTGCAAAACAGCACCACGGTCAGAGGTTAAGGAATATATCATCAAAGCCTTTAAACAAAAAACACAAGCCAAGGGGCTACAGGGTGGACCACCTTCCGTTTACCTGCAAACAGCAGGATTGCCCGATGTAGATCTTTGCAAGGAGGTATTTGGAAGCTACAGCGAAGCCTGTAAGCAATTTGGTATGTTGCCCATGCTCTCGGGGCAACTACCAAATGAATTTAAAAACGATTACTCAAACACACCTATACTAATAGATACAAGAGAACAGAAACCACTGCATTTCAAGAACTCTGAACTATTTAAGCTGGATGTGGGAGACTACGCTGTTGGAGGTGATTTATATGACTATACATTCGTGGATAGGAAATCTTACCAGGATTTCTGCGCTACAGTTACAAATGGTTATGCTAGATTTGTGAAAGAGCTAGAAAGATGTAGGTCAATGGGATGTATGTTGTTTGTAGTCACCGAGACAGCGTTTGATAAAATGTGGGCAAACAATAAGGCGGGATATAAAAAATTTAACTTAGATTACGTTTATCACAGGATGCGAGAGATACAGGCTGAGTATTCAGATTGTTGTCAATTTGTCTTTAGTGGGTCTAGACGTAGAAGCGAAGAAGTAATACCCAAAATACTTGTTTTAGGAAAAAGACTTTGGACGGTAGATGTTCAGTATTTTTGGGACAAACAACTTAAAGAAGATGGCTTGGGAAACAGGAACACAGAAACTCCACAGAGAGTTCAAAGATATAAATCAGTCGATTCTAGAAAAAGAGGGGTATTTAGAGGAAACTGAAGCAAAGATTTTGCTTTATAAATTTCTAAGGGAAAACCCTTCCTTTGCCTGTGAATTGTTTACTGGGGTAAAATTATTTCCTTTCCAGCACATGGCTATTAAGGCGATGATGGAGTCTGATTACTTTTTGGGCATATGGAGTCGGGGAATGTCTAAAAGCTTCTCTACGGGCATTTTCGCGCTCTTAGACGCTATTCTTAATCAGGGTGTCCAGATAGGTATTTTGTCTAAGTCCTTTAGGCAGTCAAAAATGATCTTCAAAAAAATCGAGGATATCTCTAAAAGCCCCAAGGCTGCTTTTTTCTCTCAGTGTATTACGCGAGTTTCTAAAATGAACGATGAGTGGGTCATGGAGATCGGTCAAAGTAGTATTCGCGCTCTGCCTCTTGGTGATGGGGAAAAACTTAGGGGTTTTCGTTTTCAGAGAATGATTATTGACGAGCTGCTGTTGATGCCTGAAAAAATTTACAATGAGGTTATTATTCCATTCTTGTCTGTGGTAGAGAACCCAACTGAGCGTCAAGAGGTATATGATTTAGAAACCCAAATGATTGCTAAGGGTAAAATGAAAGAAGAAGAACGTAGGATTTGGCCTAATAACAAAATTATTGGACTTTCCTCTGCTTCTTATAAGTTTGAGTATCTTTATAAAATTTATCAACAATACGAGGCATTAATTCTTAACGAGAACAACCAAGATGGAGCGCATCGGACTATTATGCACTTTAGTTATGACTGTGCGCCTGAACAGCTATATGATCAGAATTTGATTAGCCAATCCAAAGCAACCATGAGTGATTCTCAGTTTGAGCGAGAATTTGGGGCAATTTTCACAGACGATAGTTCAGGATACTTCAAGGTAAGTAAAATGGCGGCTTGCACTCTTGCAGACGGGGAAGGCCAATGTGTAGAAGTGGTGGGAAATCCGAAAGATGAATATATCTTAGCTTTTGACCCCTCATGGTCAGAGAGCGAAAGTTCTGACGATTTTGCCATGCTAATTATCAAGCTAAACAGAGATACTCGCAAAGGAACCGTAGTTCATAGCTACGCTTTATCTGGAGCAAATCTAAAAACTCATATAAAATATGCCGCTTACTTATTAACCCATTTTAACATTGTTGCTGTAGTGGGAGACTACAATGGAGGAGTTCAATTTCTAAATTCCTGCAATGAAAGTGATATATTTAAAAAGAAAAACTTAAAGCTTGGGGTTATCGAGGCTGATTTGGATAAGGCTAAAGATTATGAAAAAAATCTAAGAAAGGTTAAAAATCAATACAACGCCAGCAGCAAAAATATTGTTTTCCTTAGGAAGCCCACCTCTCAGTGGATAAGGATGGCTAACGAATCTCTTCAGTCAGCCTTTGATCACAAAAGAATGTTTTTTGCGGGGGCGGCTATGAATGATGATTACAATAATCAAAGGAAGGCTAACGTTCCAATAAAAGAATTAAAGTTCATTAGAAACGACCCTAACGAAAGAGGCGCGGCTGGAGCAAGAATGATTGACTTTGTTGAGCATCAAAAAGACATGATGGACTTAATCAAGGTTCAATGTGCTTTGATACAAATTACAACTTCTTTACAGGGAACTCAAAGTTTTGATTTACCGCCTAACCTCAGAAAGCAAAGCGGTGCAGATAAAGCGCGAAAAGACTCTTATTCTGCCTTGGTTTTAGGCAACTGGGCTATGAATGTCTTTTATGACATGCAGTCAGACAATATCGCTGACACCCAAGCCACCTTTACCCCAATGTTCATTTCTTAACTTTTAAAAGTTGAAAGTTAACTTTGGGGTGTAAGATAGGTTACATCTATGGCTAAAAGAAAATACACCAAGCGTTCTGAGTATTGGAACCAGTTTAACGCCCAAGACCACCCCTCTCTTCCACCTAGCTCGCATATTTCTCCAGAACTTCTAGGAGAGCCTTTTTACACTTCAGATGCTTCTTATGGTGAAGTTTCTAAAGCAAGAAGGCAAAGCATTAGTGATGTGGGTTTTAAGGGGACACGAAAGAATCGCGTAGCTTTCAGAAACCCAAAAGATAGGTTTTCAAGCATTCGTGTGGGAATGTTGCCTTATGAATATGCGTCTGATGGGGTAACTTGCAGAGATGCTATTGAGCTATGCCAGAAGGCGTATGCTAATGTTGCAGTCTTTAGGAATGCTATAGACATAATGTCTGAGTTTACAAACACGGATATTTATCTAGAAGGAGGGACCAGAAAAAGCCGAGAGTTTTTTTACGAGTGGTTTAAAAGAATTAATATTATTAACCTCAAGGACCAGTATTTTAGAGAATACTACAGGAGTGGAAACATTTTTCTATATCGCGTAGACGGAAAATTTAAAGCCGAAGATTACGCAAAATTAATGAACCAAGTTGGATCAATCAATCCATCTGCCAACAATATTCCTCTTCGTTACATTTTGCTTAACCCTTATGATATTATAGCTACGAGAGCCACAGGGTTTACTGAAGGAGGCGTTTATAAGAAAATATTATCTGAATATGAGGTTGCTAGACTAGCAAACCCTCAAACCGATGAGGATTTTGGAATTTTTGAAGCGTTAGATACAGAAGCGAAAGAATCAATAAGAGACGGTTCTTATACAAGAAAAGGGATCGAATTAAACTTGGACCCCACTAAACTTTCTTACTCTTTTTACAAGAAACAGGATTATGAGCCTTTTGCTGTTCCTTTTGGGTTTCCAGTTCTGGAAGACATTAATGCGAAACTAGAACTTAAAAAAATGGATCAGGCTATTACTAGGACTGTAGAAAATGTGATTTTGTTAATCACTATGGGCGCAGATCCAGACAAAGGTGGGGTTAACCCCAACAACATGGCCGCGATGCAGGATCTTTTTAAAAATGAAAGCGTAGGCCGTGTATTAGTATCAGACTACACAACTAAGGCTGAATTTATTATTCCTGAGTTAAACTTGGTATTAGGTCCAGAAAAATATCAAATTCTCAACGAGGACATTAAGCAGGGTCTTCAAAATATCGTTGTTGGCGAAGAGAAGTTTAATTCAACACAGGTTAAGGCTCAAATCTTTATTGATAGATTGCAAGAGTCTCGCTATGGATTTTTAAATGAGTTTCTCAATAGAGAGATAAAAAGAATAGCAAAAGACTTAGGTTTCCGTTCGTGGCCTGAAGCCAAGATGAAAGATATTGACATGAGGGACGAGGTGCAACTTATGAGAGCGTCTACAAGGTTAATGGAGTTGGGAATTATTACTCCAAAGCAAGGGATGGAGATGTTTCATAATGGTCGTTTTCCAGAGCCAGATGAGCTTAATGATGCTCAGAAAGACTTCCTAGAAGAGCGGGAGCAGGGATATTATAACCCGATAGTTGGTGGAGTTCCTGTTATTGCTCCTGCGGGGGGTCAAAAAACTGGGCCAAGAAAAGAAGCGGGTAGGCCAGAAGGAACTACAGATATACCAATTACAAACGCACAGTATTCTAGAGCGAATATTCAACAGACTATCTATGATATAGATAATCTAATTCATGAAGCGAAAGACTATATGAAGAAAAAACTTAAAGCTAACGAGCTTTCTGATGAACAATCAGATATGGTGAGCACTCTTTGTGAATCTATAGTTTGCTCTCAGACCAAAGAATATTGGGCAGAAACCTTGGAATCTTGTGTAAAGGATTTTAACGAAATTGAAAATCTTAACACTTTGAAAGAAGTTTTAGAAATTTCAGCAACACATTCCTTGGAAACATATCCATCAGCCATTTTATATCACAGCCATGAAGCAAAACCTTAAAGCAAGCCACTCCTTCAACGAGAATTCTATTGAGATTTCCATTACTGAGGCCGAAAAGACCAAGAAGCAATGGGATAAAATCGACAAGAAAGAACTTAAGAAGGACACCAAAAAAGAGAAGGAGCAGCACGAAAAAGATGCTATTGAAGACGATAAGAGCAAAATCAAAAAGCTCGAAAAGGGCAAGCCTTCCGAAAAGAAAGATGCTGAAAAAAAGGCTCTCAAGAAGGACATGAAGTTCGACAAGGACTCGGAAGAAAAAATGAAAGCTCAAATGGCTAAAGATGGTAAATACAAAGGTAAGCCAGCTAAAGCTGACATGACGAGCAAGCAAAAATCTGGTTTAGATAAAAACAAAGATGGCAAGATCACCAAGGAGGACTTTGAGTTACTCCGTAAAAAAGGTAAAAAAGAAGCTGATGGTGGATACGGTGGGGGAGATATGAAAAAGAAAATTACCCCTAAAAAGAGTTATGCTCAAATGCTTACGGATATTGCCGCCGAAAGATTCGGTAAAAAAAAAGAAGTGAATTAAAAGATAGTGACTTTCTTGACCCCAAAAGAAGATCTTTCCCAGTGTTGTCAGCTAGAGATGTAAAAAATGCTGTTAGCAGCTGGGGTCGATATGAGGGGTCAATGACTTTTGAAGAGTTTAAAAGCAAACTTATACGAAGGGCTAAAAAAATAGGAGCAGAAAGTGCTCTACCTAAAAGCTGGATGGAGAAAAAATAATGGATTACAAATACACCACTACTTTTGAGGCTCCTTTGTTAGCTTGTGAAATTAGCGAATCATCACTTATTTCCAAAGCATCTCTTGAGAACTTGGAGCCATTAGTTCCAAAAAACATTAACTATGATGAAAATGTAGATTTAATGGGGGTTGCTTTTAATGCGGCTCTTATAAATAAATTTAATAAAAATGGTGACGGAATGGATGCTTCTACCGCCGTTAAATATACCAACAAGTTTGTTCACAAGCCCACTAACATTGAGCATGATAAACAAAAGGTGGTGGGTCATATTGTTTCTGCTGGTTATAGTGCTTTTGGTTCCAGCGAACTTTTAACAGAAGAGATAGCTAAAAACCTAAAAGAACCTTTTAATATTTCCTTGGGGGCCGTCTTATATAAAACAGTTAACCCAAATTTTACTGATTTAGTAGAAAAATCATTAGATCCTGATAGCTCCAGCTACCAAAAGGTTTCGGCTAGTTGGGAGGTTGGATTTAGTGAATATGTTTTAGCTGTAGGAAGCGATATTTTAAGTGAGGCTAGAATAGTTTCAGATCCTGATGAAATGGAAGAATTACAAGGCTTTTTAAGAAGCTATGGGGGTAATGGGACAACAGACAAAGGAGAGGTAATTAATAGATTAATTCTTGGTGATATTTATCCTTTGGGAATAGCTTATACACTGAACCCTGCCGCAGAGGTTAAGGGTTTGTATTCGTCTAGTCCTGAAAAGACAGAAGTTTTTATAAACGATAAAAGGGATAAAATTTCACAAAATAATAATTTAAATGTAAAAGACGAAAAGAACATCATTAATATGGAACTTGAAAAGACTCTCAACGAACTGAAGGATCTTCTTAGTGAGAAGAAATTCTCTAAGGAAGCGGTAGCTTCCATGACCGATACCTTTGCTGATGCAATCCGAGAGCGGGACGAACAATACCGCAAAGAGATTGAAGCAGAAAAGGCGGCTAAGGAGGGAAAAATCAAGGAATATGAAGACATTAAGTCTTCTGTTGCTGAATTAGAAGAAAAGCTTGGTGCAGCTAATGAGCGCATTTCTCACTTTGAAAATGAGAAGCGAGCAGTAGAGGCTGTTGCCTCTTTCAATCAGCGCATGGAAGACATTGATTCGAAATTCGAACTTGATGATCAAGATCGTGAGTTTCTTGCTACTGAACTTAAGGGATTAGAAGATCAAGAGTCTTATGAGGCTTTTGCTTCTAAGCTCTCAGTCCTGTGGAAACATAAGGACAAAGAAGTTCAGGCTGAGTTTGATGCTCAAATTCAGGCTCGTATTGACGAGGAAGTCGCTAAAAGAGTTTCTAATGCTTCTACCGAGGAGGTAGAGGTTGAAGATGCTCTGGATGCTGCTGAGACCACTGACGCGCCTGTTGCTAATTCTAACGAAGCTGTTGCTTCCGAGGAGACCAGCATACGCGACAAGTTCAAGGCTGCTTTCAGCCGCGACAATATTGAAATTTCTTAAATTTTTAACCACATAAAATTATGGCATTACGAATTCTACCATTCAGACAATATTCTGATCACAATGTCGTGAACATGTATTCCGTTTTGGAATTCGATGTTCTCGATAGCACCACAGGAACTGGCGGCGGTGACGCTGGCGTATTTGTTTCTGTGCAAGACGGTAACTTCGATAACGATCCCATTACATACCAAAACAGGTCATATCTGGGTGATACCAGCTATCCTTTCCTTGGAACGAATGAGATGTATCCCGAAGTTAATCTCAAGGTTACTGGCGCTACCTCTGGAACCAAGCCTCTTGGCTTGACTCTGTTGCAGACCGCCAAGGACGACGAGAACGGAGAGAAACTCCTTTATAATCCAACCAAGCAAGTTGAGCTTCAAGCCTGTCTCCCAGGACAAGCTGTTCCAATTCTCACTAAGGGTATTGTGACTTTGAGTTCTGATGCTTTCGATGGAACTCTTCCTGATAATGCGTATACCCCAGGTTCTGGAATCGCCATGTCCCACACCAATGCTGGTTTAGTTACTGGCCAAGTGAGGACCGATGGAATCCACATCTTTGGACATGTTCTTGGAACAGGGAATCGCTCTAATGTTGGAATCACCACTGATCAATTCTCTGGTGATTATATCGTTGTGTCGTTTGATTGTAACTAATTTTAGAAAGGATTTTTTATCATGAATATTACTTTAAAAAGAACACCAGAGCAAGTTGAGCTTGTAAAAGCTATGGCTTCTCGTAATCGCAACGTTGCATACGAAGCACAGGTCGCACTTGCTGAATTCATCGGACCAGTTTTGGCCGAAGTTCTCAATAATGCTCCTACCGTAAGCACCCTTTTCAAGTCTCTTCAGTTTGATGCTGATGACAACCCAAGTATCCCTCTTGATCTCTACTACAATATCGCTGACGAAGATTACGTCAAAGTGTGGAGTCAGAGTCATGCTGGTGGTCTTCCTAGCAACCAAGTGCTGCCTACCGCTTCTGAATTGAAGCTGGCTACTTACAGCCTTGATACTGCGGTAGACTTTGATCGTCGCTATGCTGCTAAAAGCCGCATGGATGTTGTTGGAAAAACCTTTACACGGGTTGCCCAAGAAATTCTTCTTAAGCAGGAGCGGACTTCCGCTACCCTTCTTATGACCTCTCTTGCTGGCGCAACCATCAAGAGTTCACCTCTTGGCAGTGATGTGCAGGTTTTCCGCTCGGCTAATGACGGACAGTTCCTTATGGATGATGTCAACAACTTATTCACCCTCGCAAAGCGTATTAATAGTTCGTGGATTGCAGGGACTCCCACTACTCGCACTAGGGGGATTACAGATCTTGTGACTTCTCCTGAAATCGTGGGAGCCATCCGTTCTCAAGCTTACAATCCAGTAAACACTAGAGCTGCTATGGGAGTAGCGGGTGCTGCTGAAAACTCCAATGGTCTCGCGGCTCCTGAGGCTCTTCGTGAAGAGCTTTATAGGGGTGGCGGCGAAACTAGCTTCATGGGGCTTAACATCTTGGAATTCAACGAGATGGGTGAAGATCAGAAGTTTAACACTCTCTTCGACACTGCTGCTGGATCTACTTCCTATGCCCGTTTTGACGGAACTGACACTGCTGTTTTCGACGCTGATGACGAAATCGTTGTTGGTATTGATCGGAGTCGGGACTCTCTTATTAGGGCTGTCGCTACTGATTCTGAAAGCGGAAGTGAGTTTAATCTCATCGCTGATGATCAGTATAGCGTTCGTCAGAACAAGATTGGCTACTTCGGCTCTGTCGAAGAAGGTCGCGTTGTTCTTGATAGTCGCGTTCTTTGCGGAGTTGTGGTTGACCACGGTTAATCAGATAACTCTTAAATTTAAGAAGCCACCTCCTGCGGGGGGTGGCTTTTTTTTTGTAATTTATTAGTTGAGTGTATATAATAATGTATGGCTAAGAAAAAAGCAGCTAAAAAGAAAAAACCCCCTTTTAAAGAAGTGACAACGGGGCAGGAGCAACCTGCAAAGAAAGGTCCC